ATTGTTATTGTTCCGTCTTTATTACCAGTTATATAAGTTTTACTACTGTTTCCAAAAGTTGTACTTTCAGCTACATCTGCTGTTCTTGTGCTATCAATATTATTAAAATAAGTAGAAAAATCTACTGCATTAATAAATACTGTTGTATTTTTACCATGTTTAAAAGCCATTATCTTTTACCTCTACCTCTGCGTCTATTGGTGCGTGTTCTTTTTCCACCAGAACTATATTTTCCATAGCCCATTATTCTTCTTCTTGTTTACCAGCAATTTCTTGCATTTTATTTAGCTGGTACGCTTTATCTACTTTAACAATAATTTTTTCCTCAAGTAGCCATTTAAGGCTTTTCTGTGGAATATCTTTATTAGTAACAATAGTACCTGCTACAAATTCTTTATCTTTTACTTTTATATTTATTAGCACTTCGTATTTCATGCTATTACCTCAACTATAAATTCAACGCCTAAATAATCTATATTGTTAATTGTATAGACGCCATAATTACTTGCACTTACTACTCTAACAGATTGTGCCGCACCATTCAACGAACTATCACTTTCTACTTGTGCCTTAATACTACTAGCACCAGAACTTGCTAAATATCCGTCTAATGTATCTTGGCTATCTTGAGCGTCTACTCTTGATACATAAAGATAGATTGGTATTTCATATTTATCAGCACCTCTTTGCATACTAGCGTCATAGTCAATAGCGTCCATAACACCAACAATTGCAGTAGGTGGCTCAATCATATCTGGTACATAAGCATATACAGATAAAGAAGTAATATTTGTTAAGTTGTTTTTTAATTCTGTTCTTATATTAGTTAAACTAGCCACTTCCTAATGTTCCTTTCGGTAATCTACGACTTGCCTTCCATTGTGCCTCTATTTTAAGACCTGTACCAGCTAATAATACTTTTTTTTCTGCCTCATTTTTCTTAATAGCAATTTTAAAAAATGGAATAATTGGTGTTCCTTTTTCTGCTATAGATTTTTGGACTAAAAATACTGGTATTCCTTTAGCGTCTGCCCAAGGCTTAATTGCTTTTGTAGGAGGCCAATGTGGTTTAGTTCTACTCCAAGGCTTTTTAAGTTTAAAATCCTCATCAAAAAATCCGTGTACATATAAAGCGTGGTCTGCCCTAGAAAAAACATCTATGCCCTCTGGTAATCCACCCATGCCTTGTACATGTCTAAAAGTTAAACTTCCTCTTAAATCGCCACTAAATCTTGGTGCCTCTTTTTTAGCTGTTGTAACTACTAATTGTCCATATCGTGAAAAAAAGTTTCGTAATGCAACTCCAGCCAATGCGTTAAGTTCTAATCTTTTGGCTAATTCTCTACCACCTGCGAATTGGTAAGTCATTAAAGTTTTCTCTTAATATATCCCTTAATTAGCTCTTTAGCGTCAGGGTCCATTTTATTAAAAAGTTCTATTGTTCCTGTTTGTTCATTTCCGTATACATTAAAAGGAGTGTCTTTTCTTTTCCATAATCTAGTAGCTTGTATTAATGTTGCCTCTTTAACTGCGTCTGGTATGCTAGACCAACCAAACTTAGCAGTAACCTTTACATTTTTTTGTATTAATCTATCAAAGCGTTCACTACTTCTAGTAGCTAATATTTCTATTTCGTTATGAGGCCAATAGTATGTAGTTCCATCTGTAATTCTATTTATTTTTGGATTATAAGGTTTAAGTGTAAAGTCTGTTTCAAGTGTAAGTGTTTTATCGTAAGTTCCGTCATCAGTAGTGTCTAATTCAACTATTAAACCTGTAGTTGTGGATATATCATCTGTAATTAAAAAATAATCATTTGTTGCAGAATAATATTGTACTCTTGCAGTAGCGTCTTGATAAAAATATCTACCACAAATAGCGTCTATTTGCCTACTAGCACCATTTATAGCATTATCAATATTATCGTCTTGCCCAGAACCAGATAAGCCAATTCTATTTTTAACATCATCTTTATCAACATACTGGTCTGCCATTTACGACCTACTTGGCTTTATTTTCAGATGCTTTTTTAGCTTTTGTTTCTTTAGCGATACCGTATTCTTTGGCTTGTAAATCAGTAATTTCTTCGCCTTTTCTACCTACTAAATGACAACCTTGCCCACCCCATTGTTTTGGGTGTCCGTCAGATAATACATATTCGCCGTCTTTTTCATATAAATCTTTTGATAATTTCATTTTTTTCCTCTCGGTTTGTTTCGCACCCACCGAATAAGATGAGTGCGAAAACAATACCATAACTTAATTAAAAGTTTGTAATTGAACAGAAAGCTGTTGCACGATAGATTGCGAAACCTAAACGCATACTTGCTTTCATCATTACTTTATCTTTTGTGAAGAAGTCATCATGGCTATCGGACATAGCTACTTCCATACCTTCTCTTGAGATGATATGTGAAGCTAAGCCTCCACCAAAAACTCCAACCAATACTGTTCCAGTAGCAATTGCAGTAGTAGGAACAACCCTTACTCCCCAAATGCTAGGTGTAACACCATTACCGAACATACCAGCACCAACAAAAAGTGGTGATTTTTCTGTATATCCAGCAGCAGCGTCGCCAGCAAAATCAGCTGACACTGCGGTTACGACATCATTCCAATCGCTAGGGTGCATTAATATTGCGTCTGGCTCTAGGAAAGCGTCTTTTCTAATTTCAGTAATTGCTTGATAAAGTTGTCCAATTCTACCTAAGTTACCTGCATAAGAACTGAAGTTAAATGTATTAATTCCAGACTTATTCAAGATACCTCTGATGTTTGGAGCTGTACCATTTCCGTTAAGGAGTTGGCTATCAAGTCTCAACTGTAACATTGTTTTTAATCTACTATCTAGGTAACCATTTACACTAGCAACATCAGACAAAAGTTCTTCGGTTACTGGAATAGAAACACCAAATTTTCTGATGTTTTCTGTTTGTTCAGTAAATGCCAAAGCACTCTCGCCAAATACAGCTGCCTCAGCGGCCTCTGCGGCGTTGTTTGTAAATGTGGTTTCCTCTAGATATTTATATTGATATTGTGTTGTCGGTATAACCGAAAACAAATCTATAACTGCATTAGGATTTCTAAGTGCAGTTGGATAAATCAAATCACTTCTAACAACTGACGGAGGATAAGCAGTTCCCTCATCAACAAGTGTTTTGCTTTCAAGGATAGGATTGTACTTAATTTCAGATGAAATGTTAAGTTGTCCTTCGTCCATAAAAGCTTTAAATGCTCTTGAGTTTCTTACTTCGTCGCCAAGTGTGGTTGGCTTGTTTGCCTTTTCTTCGTGGATAGGTAATGCTTGTACTTCATTTCCTTTTTCCACTTCCACTTGGATTTCCTTTACTTGCTTTTCATAGATTTGTTGTTCTCTAATTTCATCAGCTAATGTTTTAGCGTCAGAGTTCATTTGAGCCCACTTTTCTTTATCCTCTGGTGTAAATTCTGAAAAGTCTTTTTCACCAGCGAACTTAGCAAGTTCCTCTCTTAAGTTGTGAAGTTTTGATACGCTATCTTTACTCATTTATATCGTTATCTCCTATATCTAAGGTTTCAGCTAATAAATTACTTGTTTCACGAAATAATTCATTAACATCATATTCCTCATCTATTACTTCTACTTGTTCGTAACTATCTGAGCCAACACGAAGTAATGTGTCAATATCTTGGTGCATATCACTTAATGCGTCCTTTAATTTTTCCATTTCCTCTACTGAACTATCAGATAGTGTTTTGTCTTTGCCCAAGCGTAAGGCAGTAAGCTCCTTAGCTCTTTGTAACAAAGTAACCATTTTGATAAGCAAATTGTCTACCTCGTCAGCAAATCTTAATCCTGTATCTTTTGTTTCTGTTTCAATTTCTTCATCATTTTCTTTTTGTTCTTTAATTGAAACTGTGTATGTGTTTTGATTAGCACCAACCATAACTGGACTAACTTCCCATACTTTTACATCTTTTAAATAGCGAACTTCTTTTTCTTCGCCATTATCTTTTTTAAACATACCCATTTCGCTATCTTTAACCTCAAAGCCAAATGACCATTGTTGTAAATCACTCATAGCTTTTACTGTTTCATAAGCCTCTTTACCAGCATTAGTGTTTAAATTAAATTGACCTTTAAAAATTGCTTGTTCGCCGTCTTGTTCTATTTTGCCTTTACCAATAATGTGTTTCCAATCATGTCCCCAACACATAACAACACCTTTGTCGCCATAGCCACTTTTAATAGCGTTTGGTAAGACTACATCA